AATATTTCAAATAAGTATATTTATTTCAGAAAACCTTTGTGGAAGTGGAGTCTTATGCAGCAGGAAAAGGTAATAGAGTCATCTACGACGGAAGAAATCCCTGAACGCCGAGTTTTTGGACGTCATCCAGCGGAGACCTCTCTTGCCCCCGACGATGCAGTAGAAGGCGATACAAGCCCAGCTGAAACCGAGAGTGTGCCATCAAATGATGTTGTGCCTCAAGGTGATGGGCTAACCTACAGAGGGGAGCCGGTAACCGGTGAAAGGGTTCAAGAGCTGTTAAATCAACATGCTCATTTGGATCAGTTACGGGGAAGGCAAGGATCTGAGCTAGGAGAACTCCGTAAGTTGTCTCAACAGCAAGCGGAACAAATCGCTGAGCTCAGAGGTCGAATTGATGCATCGTCGGGAAATCAGCAACAGGAACAAACTGACTTCGGTCAGGAATGGCAGGACATGGTGCTAACGAATCCAGAGCAAGCTGTGGAAACGTTGGTTAATATGGCCGTAGAGCGGGCTGAGAAAAGAATCTCGGGCCAAGTCGATGAGAAAGTGACAGGCCTTCAAAGTAAGGTTGAAGCACAAGGTGTCGTCGACGCATTCTACCAAACCCATCCTGATGTTCGTCAGTATGATTCTGTTCAAATAGGTGGCCGTTCTTTAGTTCAGATCGCAAGAGATGAGCTTGTTGGACGCGCCGCATCAGACCCGGTGTTGCAAAGCCAAATTAGCAACTCTCAACAGCAAGCGTTTAAGGCGTTGGCTGATGAGACGGTGAAGTTGGCTAAAAAATTCGGCTATGCCAAGCCAGAAAATTCCTCCAAAACTGAAGAATCCCCCACCATATCTTCTAACAACCAAGTAGTAACAGAGCGAGGCGGAACATTTCGAGGTGGTCGATCAACCACTGAGAAAGAAGGTTCTTCCCAGCCTTTGGAGCTATTTAAGTCTGCTCAGAAGATTCTGCAGTCAAATCGCAACCGGATCCGTCCAGCTAATGCGAATTACGCTGGTCTAAACGACGAATAGTAGAACTTAAATTCTAATTTTGAAGGGGACTTCCATGTCTACGACACATACATGGACGTTTGACGCCCCTACTGGTGCCTATCGTAACCATAAGCTCTCGGAACGTGTGTTCCGTGCAGCGATTGCACAGACGAAAGTCATGCAGTTCGTACCCGAAGTCGAAGGTGGCTTTGGGATGAACATGGGCGAAAGCGTTACCATGATCCGGGCGGCAAATATCGAAGAACCAGCTAGTGCGGTACTTGAAGAAACTTTGGCAATCCCAGAGGATCCTTTTTCAGTATCGACTTCTCAAATCCTACTCCAAGAGATTGGTCGTAAAGTTGTTTGGACAGCACGTGCTGCTAACCGAGCTCCTTTTGACCTTCCTGAAGTAGTAATCGAAAAAATCCGTGACCAGTTGGCTCTCGTTTTAGATTCCTTGGCCATTGCAGCATTTACTGGTGCTCAAACCAAGGCAATCCCAGACGGTGAGGCGAGCTTGACCTTCGATACTGATGGTACAGCTTCGACTCAGGCTACTGTGAACGGCAACTACTTTCACGTAGAGCAGATTCGCGATTACCTTTATTCCACTGTAAATGCTCCCACCTTTGAAGGTGATGAGTACTTTTGTTTGGCTTCTACGAAGTTCCTCCGTGGTCTAAAGCAAGCTCGTGAGTTCGAAATTTGGAACCGCTACACCACTCCTGAGTATAAAGCGAATGGTGAAGTCGGTAAGATCGAAGGAATCCGTTTCGTTGAGATCAACAACACTAGTGCACTAAGTGGAAGCTTGGGAGCTGGTAGCGTTCTCGGTGAAGCTGTATTTTTCGGTCGCGACGCGGTCCGTATGGCTGCCGGTGTTGTTCCTGAAATCTTCCGTGAGATGCCTACCGATGGTGGACGTCACAACGTAGCAGGTTTCTATGGTGATATCGGCTTTGGTGAAGTTTTCCCAACTGCGAACGCTGGGGAAGCTCGAATCGTTCACGTAACTAGTGCGTAAGGAGAGGTGAGTCATGGGATACATGGATTGTAATAATCGCCTCACTTGGAGCTCGCAAAGCGCAGACGATACTTCTGCAACTGGCGATCACGCAGACGTATTTGCCCCAGGGCAGCGCGTAAACGTGCACGCAGTTGGAGCAATCGTCTCTACAGTCGCAAGCGGCGCAGCTACCGTTCAGTTTGACAAAACTAGTGGTGGTACGCGCGGTGCAGCTGATGCGGGTGTTGTGACTATTCCCGATACTACAGCGGTAAATCAGGTAATTCGTGACACTACAGACACGATTTTCCCATTTGTCCTAGAAGTTGGGGAATTTATCACTCCTGAAGTGAGCACAGCTGCTACTTCCGGTGGAGCTCATTACTTTATTGAGTATGAGCCAATCCAAGACACTGACGCTAACGAAGCGAACGTGACGGAATCAGCTTAACTATTAAAGTGGGAGGGGGTATTCTTTAATACCCCCTCCCACTAGTTAAAAATTTTAAATTGGAGTTATCATGCCTGATATCGCGGCTACTGATGTTACTTACACCCGTGAACGAGTAGTAGACAAAGACGGTCTAGCTTGTTGGACGGGTTCTGTTGCTTTTGGCGACGGTGCTTTAACTTATCCTACCGGCGGCATTCCAGCTGACAAAGGTCAGTTTGGATTTGCTCGCTTTGTAGACAGTTTTCTCATCACCGAATCAAACGGAAATGGTTTCGTTTATGAATACGATAAATCAGCTGAGACTATTCGCATTCTTCAAGGTGATAATAACAACGCATCTGACGGCCCTCTTGTTGAGCTAGCCGGAGGATCAGCTACCCCTGCCGCTGCTACCTTACAGGTGACGGCTACAGGAAAGTAGCAAGGAGGATAAATGGCTAGATTTGACCACAAGGTTCACCACACAGACCAAAAGGGACGTCTTCTTAAAACGACTCCTTACAGCAAAGTAGTACGCCTAGGTGTTCCAGAGCTGTATTTTGACCATACTAAGAAGAGGTTCTTTTACCCTGGATCAATGGAGCAAGAAGTCAGCCTTAATCACATTCCTGAAGACGTTTTTAAGCGTTATATGGGTTTTGATAAAGCAAGCTACAAACCCGCTAAGCCGGAAGTTCCTGCAGTACAGGCAGCGGCACCAGTTGAAGAAGAAGCTGAGGAACCGGTCGCATTGGTAGATATGACTCCACAAGAGGTGGAGGTAGAAAAGCCTGCCAAGGCGCGTCGTGGTCGACCTAGAAATAAAAGACGGTCTGAAGGAGGAAATGACGGATGAGAGGCTTAGAACGCCCAATACAAAGGGCGCATGCGAATTATCCTGAAAGTACCAAGTCGGCTATTGTGACTCCTGAAGTTGGCGAGAATATCACCTTTTTAGGTGCTACTCTCAATAACAACTCTGGGGGAGACCAAGTTATGGGGATTGGGTTTCGTTTCATCAATAGCCGTTGGTTATTTGGCCAGTGGGATGATTCAGAAACCGCTTCGTTGACTGATGATACTGCTGATGCGCAGGACACTGATGCAGGAGACGTTCCGCTTTTTACGACTACCTCAAATGATGGTTTTGTTGTGCAGGCACGGGACCGATTCGGAATCATTGGTTTAGATATCAGCACCTCTGAAGCGGGAAGTCCTACCTATTCTTATCAATATTGGAATGGGTCGGCTTGGACCAATCTGAACACAATTGCTGAGCCAGCAACGTTTACTTCAGGTGAGAATAACATCGTCTTTGCTCAGCCTCTTGATTGGACCGCGTTGGCAGATGGGGACACCCCTGTTGACACAGATGGGTTAACCGCAGGTTTTTACGCAATCCGAGTAAGAGCTACGACTGCACCATCAACCGCTCCTGTCGCTAGTGAAATTTGGGTTGCTCAGCTTTATGACTACAAGGAAGCTGTGTCGGATAACGATGTTTTGAACATCACAGTTGAAGATCCTATCGGATTTCCAATCGATGCTAACTCATCAATCATTCCTTATTTCAGCTCTCCAAATAACGACAACACGGTAACGGTACGATATCGAGTGAGGGACTAAATGCCTGTATACACCACAGACACTAACGTACTCGGTCGTGAACGGTCAGCGCGTGGTGGTACTCGAGGTAGCACAGTCGGTGGTGAGTCAGTTAGTCCATTTCAGTTTCCAACTGAGGGGGCTACAGACGTAATCGTATTTGATGCGAATGCTGGAGATATTACCTCTGAAATACTAGGTGATGTATATGTTGCTCAAGGGGACCCTGTTTATCGACAGTCAGGCCCCCCGGGCACAGACCTTTTCGCAACCACTTTAGACGGCACAGATGATTACTTTGTCGATACCAGTCCAAACTCGGCAATATTTCCCGGTAGCAGTAGTTTTGTAGCAGTATTCCAAGCTCGTTTTGATGTTTCTGCCAGTGGTGCGATCTATTTGGCCGATTTTGATGGCAACGGAACTGCGGCCACTACTGGATGGTGGTTTCTGTTTACTGGTGTCCAGTTAGAGTTTGCAATCATTGACGATAGCCTAACTCTACACCGAACTAGGTACGACCCCCCTTCCACTCCTTACGATGGTCTTTGGCACACTTACCGGTGGATCTTCGACAAGACACAAGACTTTGCAACATTAGAAATTGACGGAACTGCAGTGACTACATTTCGAGGTGGTGCGACTTTCAGCTCTTTGGGTGCTGTTAACCCATCAGGCGGACTTGCATTGGCTGCTAGAGAGAATGACGGGACCCTTTCTGTTGTTGGCGAAGTATCTCAGGTTGCCTTTGCTATTGGATCAACAACTTACGATGTAACACTACCGCCGTGATGAGGATTTATGGGTCGTTCTGAAGGAGTAAACCAGTTTGCAGATTACCTACTGTTAGAGATCGATGGGTCTTCTAACGTAGGACAAGTTTTGACGTTGATCGACAACAACCCATCTGCACCTGAAAAAAGGGCTTTCATTGTCGAAGCATTAGAGTCTATTTGCGACATCATGACAGGCCGCGCTGTCACAGATGACCTTGATGACACCAATAGCATCTATGTTGGCATACTTGATAGCCTTGGTGGAGCTTTTGGCATTGGAATGATGACCATTCAAACTTCGGGGGTAATGACCAAAGAAGAGTTTTTTAAGGGGTTAGTTTGGGACCACTACAACGAATTTGCGAAAATAAACCCTAACGGCCATCAGATCAATCACATGGTTTAAACGAGGAAGCTAGTGAGTGACAGTGGACATACTGAGACAAAAGCTAAGTTGGAACAGTCGCCCAAGCTATTTAACCGATTTAGCGATAAAGTCACGCTTGTTTCATTTGGCACTGTTCTTACTTTTGGTGGTTTTCTTGTTTCTAATACATGGCGAGCAGCAGAAAAATATCGAGAGATTGAATACGCTTTCAAGTCATATAGCGACTCTGCAGTCAAAGCTTCAGAAGAGCGAGCTAGCGAAAAGTACGACGAAATCAAAGAAGACCTCGGAGATATCAAAGACGACATCCGAGACCTTAGAACCCAAATTATTAAAATCTACGGGAGAAGCGGGAAATGAGTAAGCTCTATGCTGTTTTCATCCTCATTTCTTGCTTACTAATTCCTAAAGGAGGTTACTCAGACGATTTACACGGAATCATGAAAGAGAAGGGAAATTGTTCATCCATAGAAGATGGTTCGCGTTGCTATACCCCTAAGCAACAGATTGTTTTCGACGAAGCACTAGAACTTGGTGTTGTATGCCAAGAAGAGCTTAAGCAGACTAAGGGAGCTTTATCTGCGTGTAGAAAGTGGAGGGATAAATATAAAGAACTTCTCGAGAAAGAAAAGGAGCATATATTCCAAATAACCCAATCACCGCAACCAATTCTGACGGAAGTCGAGTACCAAAACAAGTGGACACGTTCTACTTGGTTAAAATTTGGAGTCGCTACTGCGTTAGCATTTGGATTGGGCCTTGGGATAGGAGTAGCATTTTGAAAAAGGGGACGAAATGCATATTGGTAATTCAGGTTTTTTAGAGGAGAAACTGATTTGGAGCGCACCAAAGCATTTCTTATCCGGGGGTTTTTCAAGCTGTGGGTAAAAACAGGAGCCTATACACGCTGGAGGAATGGGACCGACTCGCGCTTTGCGAGAATGTTTACGAACCGGAATATAAAAAAGATGTTCCTGCCTCTGGTATTGAGTGTCCTAATTGTAGTGGCCCTCTTCGAAGGCCTTGTAGGGCGCATCTTTATGATTTTCCGCTCTACACAGAAGCCGAATCTGGAGAAAAGCGAAGGCTTATCGGCTGCCAGGTTTGTGGATGGGTTGGATCGAGACGAATTGGAAAGGCTCGAGGAAACGGAGGGTGTAGTGGTGATTAGGAGTTTTAATGATTCTGTTTAAAGAACCAAAAGATCAAAAAGACTTTCGCTATATCGATGCCCGACTAATGTTCATTGTAAACTACTCTAGTGAGCTTGCATGGGCATTAGAGCAAGAGCCATTGACTATTACGTCTGTTCTAAGAAACGACGGCTCAACTCATGAGACAGCTCGATATCGTGTAATTGATTGGGGTATGTTTAAGCGGATCGATAATGAGTGGTTTAGGGACCACTTAAACAAGAAATTCCCCTATGGTGGTCGACCAGGGATACAAACTATCGCACCCCTGAATCATGGAACTGCGCCGCACTTCCATGCGCAAGTCAGACCACTAAAACGCGGCGAATTGCCAGAAATTGCCATTTAGGAGGTAAGTATGAAGCCAGGTATTAAAACAACGGAACTTTGGGTAACAATTATTACGGTACTAACTTCGTTCATTGGTCTTTTGCAGGGTGTTATTCCTGAAGATTCTATTTGGGCGATCATTGTTGGTACGTTCGCAACGGCCCTTGGATATATTTCAAGCCGGACAGTTGTGAAGAAAAAGGAAGCTGAAAAGCCTAAAGAATAGTGTGGGCCATAGCTGCCATAGTCATGACGGTTTCGGCGGGGGCGCTAGGGATTGCTTTCTACCGCGCCTATCGGAAAGTAACCAAACTCTCTGAAGAGAATGTTCTTTTAGAGGGCGCCCTCGCCGGAGAAAGAGACCGTAGAAAGAAGGAATGGGAAACTCATGAAACTAGGATCAAGGCATTACAAAAAGCTTATGATGATATTCGTCAGTTGCTTGCTGATAACGACCCTAGCGTGTCTGAAATCCTTGCCGGAATCGAGGGAGAACTCTCCGACCACCTCGACTCCTTTGCGCCCGTTCTCAATCTACAAATTCATGGAGAAGATAGTGATTGATGGCAACGAAATCTATTGTACGACCAAAACCCGGTACGAGGCGCTTTCGATTGATCAGGAACGGTATATTATGGAATGCGAGGCTTGCCCTGCATGGGCTCCTGAAAAAACGGAAGAGGAAGGGGAATAATGGCGAATTTCACTACAGTTAGAGACATTTTAACTGATGCCTTATTTAAGGCTAACATCACTTCTACTAGAAATGCGATTGACTCTGGAGATCCGTATTTTCAAACGGCCCTTGTTTATATCAATGAAGTGCATCTTTCACTACGTCGTGGAAATGCTCCTCTTACCCCTAACGAGCACGTAAACTTTCGTTGGGCAGTAAAGCATCCACAAAGCAGTTTTGTTATGCCGGTTCTTTATGAAGAGGGTACGGTAGAGCTTAACGTTGGGTCTGACTCCGCAGTATTTTCTCAGGGCGTTCCCGAATCTAGGGTTGGTTGGCACTTAATCCCAGAGCAAGGTCTAGATGTTTACCGCATTATTGCTCACGAAGATGGGTCTGACACAATGCAATTGGATTCTGTGTTTACTGGTGACAACACTACCGGTGACAATTTCCGATTAGTGAAAGTGGAGTTCACACTAGGTAATAATGACATAGAGCGTCTTGTAGAGCCTATGCGGGTACACCGTAAGGGCCTAGACATTGACGATTACGTAGTAGGTGAGCAGGGCCCTAAGGAATTCGTTAAAGATTGGCCTTTATCCCGAGTAGCTGGGGGCGTTCCTAGCCGGTTTAAGATTCTTCGAGAAGATGACGGAAATATCATTATTCAAACCAACCGCTATGCTGAAGATGAGATGATTAAGGTCGAGTATGATTATATCGACATTGCTCAAGACCTTACAATCGATGACATTCCATCAGTTCCTCGAAGCCTTCGATCAGTAATGACTTACTGGGTCACGGCCTTACTATTAGAAGATAAAAACGACAACAAAGCACCCCGGTTCTTTAATCTAGCGCAGAACGCTTTCCAGACAGTGGCGCAAGATCAAGACAACAAGAAGAGAGATGCCACGACAAGATTTGGTAAGCTTTCACCACGGCAAAGTTACAGGAGTCGACGCCGTCGTCTCGAGGATATCATCAACGTGAGGTACGATTAATTGGCTTATGATGGTATCAGAGCACCCATTCAAATGGGTTTTGGTGGCTTGGATCTATCAAGCAATAGATCCGGTGTGCGCATTGATCGTGTAGTCGAAGCAACCAACATTGAGATTATAGACGGGTTTTCTGGAAAAGAGGGCGGCAGTACGCGTCAAAACGCTAGTGCCATCGGAACGGGTGCGGCAATTACCGCTGGTTTCGACTATTTTCCAAACCCATCTACTCAAAGGGGCATTGTCACTACTAGCGACGGGAGAATCTTTAAGGATGAGGGAACTCAAACCTGGTCTGTTTCTCTTAAAACAGGACTAACTGCTGATCAGGCAACCACAATTACAGAGGGTGGTTTAGAGGCTTCAGGAAGAGACAAGAAGCTCTTTTTTGCTAATGGGGCTGATGCTGTCCAAGTGTTGGCCGCCGATGGTTCAAGTACTACAGATATTGCTACCCCTGCCGCCGATTGGGCAACTCAACAGCCCGTTAAAATGTTAGTACATCAGCAAAGAATGTGGGCGATTGCGTCACATTTTGCGTACGGGTCTGTCATTGGAGACCACGAAGATTTTACCGGATCAGGGTCTCAGTTATTCCAAATCTACCCTGGGGAAGCTGACGAGCTGATTAATATGGCGTCTATATTTGGACGTCTTTACTTTTTCAAACGTCCGTTTGGGCTTTATTACCTAGATCAAAGTATTGACCTTGTGAACCCTGCGACTTGGGCCCTTGTAAAAGTATCAGATCGCATCGGGTGTGCCGGACCAAAAGCCCTGGTGCAAACTCAAAACGAAGCAGTGTTTGTATCTCCCCAAGGAGGTATTCACTTCCTAAGTGGTGCTGAACGATTTGGAGATGTGCAGGATTCTGACATCACGGCATTGCTAAGTTTAGAGACTCTTTTTAGAAACGACGCTGATTTAAGCCGATTAGACCGGGCCGAGTGCGCTTACTACGAAGATAAGAAGCAAGTATGGATTGCATACACTTCGCGAACCGGTACACGAAATGATCGCATTTTAAAACTCGATGTAAGTGATCCAACCAACATTAAGGCATTTGTGACTGAAAAAGACGAGTGTGAAAGCATCTGGATTTATAGAGAGGCAGGCACTCGTCGACGCCGACCACTATTAGGTAGTCATGATGGGTTTGTTTCTGAAACTGACGAGCAGAATCGAAATGTGGATGGTGCTGCTTATACCGCAGTGCTTCAAACTCCTTTTACGGACTTCGGATGGTTAGATTCAAGCCTGACATCTCGAGACAAACTTTTAGACTTTGTAGAAATCATCGCGGAACCTGTGGGGGACCATGATATTGCCGTTGATGTTTTTATTGATGGTGACTTTTCGGAGACTCTACTTTTCAATATGGGAACCGCTGGCTCTGCTCTTGATAGTTTTGTGTTGGACACTGACCGTTTAGATGGGGCTGGAGTTGTTAATGTTATGCGGCGCGCTACTGGCTGCGGTCAGCGGTTCTCATTCCGTGTTAGCAATTCAGGCTTGAATCAAAGTTTCAATATTGATCAGATCGTGGCTTATTTTCGAGTTGGAGGCGAAATTGGCAGACTTACTTAAACAAGTCAAAGAGCGCATAAAGACAAGTACTCAAGGCATGCACCCTAACTATATCGTTCGAGATGAGAATGGGTCAATCGAGGCTATTTGCTGCCGCGCTTGTGGCACCCAAATTCAAGGATGGGTCGAGGATCGTGTACAAGATGTAAGAACTACGGGAAACATCCAACGCGTAGTTGTAAAAACTAAGTTCCGCCGCCTCAATAACTATACTCAGGTTAGATACAAACTAAGCAATGGGTCCTTATATGAGCCGCCAATTTGTAGAGGTTGTGCTCCAAAAATGGGTCTAGAGCACGGTGAGAAGTTGTTTGCTTGCCACTTAGATAAGATGGTGAAGACTGGCAACATGGACCTGATAGAACAGCAAGGCGAGCTGAAAGTCGTGGAATTTCTCGGCATTAAGGAAGGCGTGTAAAAAATGTCAGGTTTGTATTCACCGTTTAAAATTTACGATTCCGGCGAGGTTTTAACCGCTGCCGATTTAAATGCCACGGACCAGAATCATATTACCAACCACATTCCCGAGCAAATGGACGATTACTCGGAGAATGTGACACAGTTTAGAGAAACCAGGACTCCAGACTCTTCCGCATTACCACAAAGTGCTGCACAAGAGATAGAGGTCCTACGTGGTGCGATTGCAAGGATTCAAGGAACTACGGATTGGGATACGGCACCTGTTGCTGACCTGGCAACTTTGGCTAGTTCTACATCCATTGATCTAGGGTTAGAATTTGAAGGTCAGGCTGGTGGAGCAGCGACCCAAAACGAGGTCTTGAAGAAGCTGATTAACCAAGGGCTCATCATAAATGCATTGAGCTGGGATACCGCCGATGTAGAGGCTGCCGATTTTACAAGCGCTAACCAAAAATTCGGAACCTATAGTTACAGTTTAGGAACGGGTAATGTGTTAGCCTTTCGAGGTCAAAGAGGGAACCCAATCTCTAAAACGCTGACCGCATGGTATCGCAACCTTGCTGCAGGGGATTATATCTTATTCAACCCTGTCCTCGGGGTAGAGCTATTTCTAGGCTCAACTGGACTACAAACCTTCAAGATTACCGAAAAGACGGCCTCTAGCGACAGTGCTAAGAATACTACGGAGGTAGCGGGGTCAGTTTCTCGAGCAGGCAACACCGAATTCCAAAACGTGACCGCCAAGTTTCGTTTAAATGATGAGGCAGGTGCCGGGACCGATCTAATGCAAATGGAGCGGAACGGTACGGATGAAGGGACTCAGATAGCGTCAGATAACATCGATATTAACCCCGGTGATGGTGGTATTTGGTTTATTGGAGGCCGTCGAAACGACCCATCTTGGGATCACTTTTATGCAGCATCGGGGTTACCAACTGCCCACTCGGATCCGTGGACTTTGAGTGGAACCGCGACTACCTCGGTTTCAAACGGGGTTTTAAGCTTTGCTACGACAGGTTCGAATGAGGCTGTTTTCAGCAACGCTAACAACGTCGATATGTCGCAGATGACTATTGAATGGAAGATGAAAGTAAACTCTTCCATAGTAGCGACGTTGCAAAGCGATGATATTTGCGAGATTGCTGTTCGAGACGACAGTATGGATAGAGGGATAAGTGTCGGTTTTGGTACGGACAGAATCACCCTATCTGAAACAGCCGCAAGTTTTGGTGACCGCCAACTTAGACGAGAGGTCTTTCAAAATAATACGGAATGGCACGTCTACCGACTTACCTTGAGTGGAACCCCTGATCCAACCGTCAGGTTTTACATCGACGGCATACTAGTAACTGAATTTGGGCA